AATAGAAGGAAATCATATTACAATTAGAAATAGATCTAGAGAGGGACGGTGATGACTGCAAATAAGATTCCTTATGGGGAGGGTTGGATAATCCTTGACAAAAAACAATACTGGTTTATGAAACGTTCAGCAGCAGATGTTGAGATAAGTGATGATAAGGGTGGTGATTTCTTCACTTATACTCCTGGATTTGGAGAGTTTAAAGATGTTGATTTATTCGAATATCTAGAGAAGTATGTAAAAGTTAATGAGTTAAAATGGTGTGATGTCAACATTGAATGGCAGAGACATTGCTGGTATGAAATAGATCCAGAGACAAAAGAACTTGGTGAGTTTTTAGAAGGTTCTGGTATTGAAGGGGATTATCTCGAATGGAATCCAGAGACTCAAGAGTTTGATGAAAGAGAAGATGAAGATGAAGAGGAGGAAGAAGATGAGTGAAAATATAGTATATTATTCTTATAGGATGAATGCTCATTCTCCTATTAATCAACATGAGATGGATCGTTTTGAGCATAGCATTTCTTCATTGAGGGAGTTTAATAATGAAATACCTGTTTATCTTTTTTGTGATGATCCTGATTATATACCCGATTATTTTAGGACTGAATATAAGGTAAGGATTAGACCTTTTGAACCACAACCAGATCATGGGATGTTATTCATCTATAGATGGTTTAATTTGCAGTATTTTGGTGGCAGCGATGATAATATTTTATATGTAGATTCTGATACTATATTTTATGATGATGTTCAATATCTATTTGATCATTATAATTATGCAGAGGTTTTTGGGAGAGAGGAGTTTGGATTCCGTCATGATCCCAATATTGGGGGTGGAAGGACCATAAGATCAGATCTGGATTATGTTGATACATGTATTATGGAAGCAGGAGGACAGGAACACATATACAAATATTGCATGGGAGTGATGTTATTCAATAAGGGTCTCCATTTAGACATCATAGATCGATTAGATGAATTGGTGGAATTGATGTGTGAATTGAGAGATGGTAACATACCTTATCCAGTTCCTAATCCTAGGACAGTAGATGAATATGCTTTCTGGATAATTCTGAGTAGAATAGGAGCTTATGGTGGATTATTTGGTGCTCAAGATGTAACACAGGGATGGGTAGAACTAAAGCATCAAGAATTCTTTAATCCTGTAGTGTGTCACTATACTACTAAGAAAGAACAGGAATTTGCTTCATCAGATGAGAAGTATAGTAATCTTCTTAGAGATGTAGATGAATTAGGTGAAATAATTGATCCTTGGATAGTACAATGAGCGAAGAAGAATTAGAAAAAGAACGTTGGATTGACGATGACTGTGCGGTTGTTGGTCAATATTATCGTGCTAAAAGAATTCATCCCAATATTCCTTTTTATCTTCAAGATGAAAATGGGGAAACTTTTGAGTTTGGGTGGAGCTTAATCTATCAATATATTGCAAATATTTCATATTATCCGGACTGGTGAATAATCCTACTACTGAATTAAAGGATCTTATTCATGTAGAGAGGGGTATTATTCCTTCTTATATTTGTAATAGGGTTGTTAAAGAGATTGAAAAAGGAGAATGGAGTCCCCATCAGTGGTATAATCTCCACGAGGACTCAAGGTATTCCGAAGAAACACAGGAATTGGATGTCCAATCCATAACAGACGAATTGCAAAAGTTATTAAATCCAGCGATATTTAAGGCATTGGGGAGATATTCTTCTCTTTATAAGTATAAAGAAGCACTGAGAACAGATGTCATATATTCTACAGCTGCTCCTGTACGTTTTAATAGGTATAGTTCTGGGCAGATAATGAGACAACATCATGATCATATTTATTCACTTTTTGATGGAAAAAGTAAAGGAATACCAGTTCTCAGTATAATAATAAATTTTAATAATGATTATGAGGGTGCTGATCTTTTCTTTTGGAAAGATTATGTGGTAAAATTAGGTAAAGGTGATATTATTATGTTCCCTTCTTTGTTTTTATTTCCTCATGGTGTAACTGAAGCAACCAAAGGAGTACGTTATTCTGGAGTATCTTGGGCTTGGTGATATGGAATTAAAAGACTGGTTGAATTCTATTAATTTTAATAAGGAGGATTTGGTTGAAAATGATCCCGATTCTATTAAGGATTACTCTCCTTATGTTATTAACCGTTGCCTCAGCGGACATCTTGACACCATTCTTTATGCAAATGAAATGAATAGATTTCATCACTTAGATAGGGATATGCAATATAAATTTTATCTAAATAGTGTGAGGAAAAGGAAGAGATTCTCTCCTTGGATTCGAAAAGATAAAATATCAGATTTGGAATGTGTAAAATCTTACTATGGATATAGTAATGAAAAGGCATCTCAAGTGATGAAGATTTTATCTAATGAACAAATCGAATTCATTAAGAAAAGACTTGAAATTGGTGGTACAAAATGAATCAAACTGTTGAACCTCAGGTTAAGTGGTCTCAGGATAAAATGATTGAGGTTAAATTGAATGAACCTGATGATTTTCTTAAAGTTAGAGAAACCCTTACAAGGATTGGTGTAGCGTCAAGAAAAGAAAGGAAACTCTACCAGTCCTGCCATATTCTTCATAAACAGGGTAAGTATTATATCGTGCATTTCAAGGAGTTATTTGCTCTTGATGGGAAATATGCCAATCTTACCGTTAATGATGTTCAACGTAGGAACCGTATTACTCGTCTTCTGGCTGATTGGGGTCTCATTAGTGTTGTAGAAGAATCCTCCATTCAAGATATTGCTCCTCTTAATCAGATTAAAGTGTTACCGTATAAAGACAAAAATGACTGGATTCTAGAACAGAAGTATAATATAGGTAAGAAAGGAAGGACAGAGGAATCTGATTGACCCATATGGTGAATAATCTTTATAATGGAATCAAAGAACGTCTTTTTTATACTTTAGGGAAGCGTCCTGATAAAGCATCTATTCATGATATCTATATGGCATTGAGTTATGCTGTTAGAGATCAAATGATGTCTTATTGGTTGTCTATGGATATTCCTTCTAATAAGGAAGTTGCCTATCTATCAGCAGAATTTTTGATAGGGCCTCAGCTTAATAATAACCTTATTAGTTTAGGAATTAGAAAGGAGGCAGAAGAAGCATTAGATGAGTATGGATATACTCTAGATCAAATTTTAGAAACAGCAGAGGAACCTGGACTGGGAAATGGTGGTTTGGGTCGTCTTGCTGCTTGTTATATGGAGTCTCTAGCAACTCTGAAGGTCCCTGCAACAGGATATGGGATAAGATATAAGTATGGTATCTTTAAGCAGATTATAAAGGATAATCAGCAGGTTGAGATTACAGATAATTGGTTACATGGAGAATGGCCATGGGAATTATGTCAACCAGATGAGTCTGTTTTTGTAGGATTTGGTGGCAAAGTTGAGAATTATGTGTCTGATAGAGGTAATTATAGAGTTAGATGGGTTCCTGATGAACAGGTAGTTGCTGTACCTTATGATGTATTGCAGTTAGGGTATAGAGTTGATAGTTGTAATGGATGCTACAGAGACATTTGATTTCTATGCATTTAATATTGGTGACTATCTTGGATCAGTAGAGCAGAGTGTATCCTCTGAAACTATCTCTAAGGTATTGTATCCTAATGATGGTACAGATGCTGGTAAGATATTAAGATTGAAGCAACAGTTCTTTTTTGTAAGCGCATCCCTTCAAGATATGATGAATAGTCTTGATAGACGTGGATATGAGATAGAAGATTTTCCTCATCATTGGCAAGTTCAATTAAATGATACTCATCCTTCTGTTGCTGTAGCAGAACTGATGAGACTATTAGTGGATGACAGACACGTTGAATGGGATATGGCTTGGGAAATAACTACCAAGTCTATTGCTTATACTAACCACACTCTATTACCAGAGGCATTAGAGAAGTGGGATCTTAAATTGTTTAAGACTCTTCTTCCAAGACACATGGAGATTATCTATGAGATTAATCGCAGATTCTTACAGGTAGTAAGACTCCATTATCCTGGTGATGATAATGTGTTAGAGAAGATGTCTATTATTGATGAGCAGGGTAATAAGGCAGTGCGTATGGCACATCTCGCAACTGTTGGTTCTCATCATGTAAATGGTGTAGCTGCATTACACTCTGAGTTAGTTAAGACTCAATTGATGCCAGAGTTCTATGATCTGTGGCCTCATAAGTTTACTAATGTAACTAATGGTGTTACACCTAGAAGATGGATAGCATCATCTAACCCATGTCTTACAGAAGTTCTTGATGAGTATTCACCAGGTTGGATTACTGATGGTGAAAAACTTAGAGATCTTGAAAATCATTTAGATAATACTGATTTAATAGAGAAATTTGGAGAAGCAAAAGTAATTGGCAAGCATAACTTAGCAACTTATATTTTTAATACTTTGGGTATTTCTGTGGATCCTTCTAGTATGTTTGATGTACAGGTTAAGAGGATACATGAATATAAAAGACAACATTTACTTGCTCTTCAGATAATTGCTCAGTATTTACGTATTAAGAATGGTCATAATGGAGTTTCAAGGACTGTAATCTTTGGTGGTAAGGCAGCACCTGGATATTATATGGCAAAAATGATTGTTCAATTTATTTGTCATATTGCAGATGTGGTTAATAATGATCCTGATATGGATGGTAAGTTAAGAGTAATTTTCTTACCA